GTATATAATATTTTTTAATAGATTTATACTCTGTTTCTAATTTAATCCATTCTTTTAAATGTTTAATCCAAATTCTTTGTTGGATTTTTCTTTTTTAATGTTCTGATTTTCATATTGTTAAGCTTTTAAAATAAACTAGAGGTTGTCTCTAGTTTTAATACCCTTACCTTATACCAGAGAAGGCAGTACTCTGCGTTTAATCTTGTTGAAAACTGCAAAAAGTCACCAGATCGATTCTCAGATTTATTAATCTGAAGGTTGGTCGGACACAACCTTAAATACAAACTATACTAATAACTTTAGTTGTTTCTTTTACTCTTCCACATCTAAAAGTTGGAGTACTATATTCCCACTCTATATCAGCATTATTTACTTTAATAAAATGGTTAATAGCATTTAATACTTCCATTCCCTTTTGGATGGGCTCTTCAATCATACCTGTTTGGAAAGCACTTGATTGAGTATCAACAATTTGTACGAACACTTTTATAATTTAATTAACTTCTTTATATTCATTTTTTAATCTACTAATAACTCTTCTATCTGTCATTTGAAATTCCGGTTTAATATCAGAATCCCAAGGAAACCAATCCGTAAACTTTTTTCCTTCTTTAGACCAATATTCGTATCTTTTATATATCATAATCAGGTGGATATATTGGAGCAATTAATACTTCGTATATAAAAAGTATTAATCCAACTATAGCGGATAATATTATTGCTCCTCCTATAATTTTAATAATTAACATATTGTTAAAGTTTACATATTTTTAAATTATCTAATTATTTTCCTTCTAGTATATTCAACAATTCTTGTGCTCTTTCAGGAGTATCGAACCCTTTAATATCAATCCATTTATTGAAAAAACACCCTCTTTGTAGCCTCTGTACAATCCATACATCAATCGGTATGCAACCATTATAATAAGGATATCTATGCTCAATTCTGTATTTTGCCATATTACTTTCCTTTTAATTTGTTGAATCGGTTTAATACTTCTTGATAAAACTCTTCCTCTGGCATATCATCCATTTCATCGGTAATATTCCATATCAGTTTCACGTCTTTCCAAGTCAGCGCAAGGTCTTTCTCTGCTTGATGGTAGCCTTCAACATATCCTTCTACAAAACCATTAAAATGGTCTGCGTGAGCACTAATACAATAATCTTTTGGCGGTTTTTGGTTATCTGCCGCTATAACTGCCTTGTAGTGTATTTCTTCTGCCTTACTCATCTTTCTTATAAACTTTTTCTAAAAACAACTTAACGCATTCTTTATTTAGATTCTGACAATTATTGGCGCAATAGTCACCAACATATTCTTCGCACATCTGTTCACAGATATAGTCATTTTTCTCTTGTGTTTCAACAATGAAATCAAGAGCCTTGCCTAACAATTCTTCTGCCTTACTCATAGTTCAAATACCTTTTCTTTAATTGTTCGACATAAGTCAATGCCTCTTCTCTTGTCTTAAACACCCCATCCTCATCAACAACAGACTCAAGCCATTCTTCTGTGTTACAAACAGGACAAGGTTCTTCGCCTCCAATGGTAAAGCCACCTAATGACTCATCCCATGAATCCATATCCCACAAATACCCTTCGCAGCATCTTGCATCTGGGTATCTCGCACCAAAGTGCGGAAATTCAATACCACAACCTTTACTCATAGTTCTATTTCTTTTTATTTTTACGATTCTTTTTTCTTGCTTTTTCTCTTTCGGCTTGGGTAATATATCCATTCTTTCTACCTACTATAGAGATTGCGTACTCTTCGTATTTCTTGTAGATACTCATGGCTCTATTTCTTTATCAATTTTATTTTCTTCGTATGGTAATCTTGCGTCCAGCCAATATACAATATTAGGTGCATTCCAACCTCCCTTGTCATAGAGTTTAGGGGTATAGTGTGTGACCTCATTGGTGTCAATGTTCTTTCCATCCCACCCATCAGGGTTAGGTCTATGACCAAATCCAACTCTATAAGTAGGATATTCCTCGTCATGGATATTGCATTGGGCATTATAGTTAATCAAGACTATGACCTCCCTGTCTATTTCTGGCAAGTCATCACCATCAGCAGGCTTCCAAAGATGTCCTTTCCGCCACTTAGCACCAGCCTTGAAAGTTTGCCTACCAAAACCAAGTATTTCACCATGAGTTTTAATATAAGAGTCTGATGCTTCTTCCAAGTCCTCGCTTACAGGCTCTTCTTTATGATACTCATTGATAATGAACTGGTGGTACTCGTCCATTGCCTTTCTCAGCAGACTTGCATCCGTGGTCAGATTGAATGCAGCATAATACATCTTGTCAGCAAGTGACTTAATCTTTATTAGTTTTTCTTTGTCTGTCATACTATTCAATTTTATTAGTTGTGAATGTTTCTACTGGCTTTGGTTGTCTCTCATCACAGATAGTAGCAGTGCAATATTGGCAATGCCTATCTTCTTTTTTAATATCAAATATACATGGCATAATTATTCTCCTTTCTGTGCTTTAAGTTGATTTAAACATTGATTCATTCCGTGAATATAAGCATAATAGATTAATTGCCCTTCTTTCGATTCTGGGTCAATATTATGTCTTTTGAATGTATAATCAATATACTTTTGAGCAAGACTTTCTTTGATATTATCTTCCAAGTCCACCTCTTTTACTTCAAGGGCGTCGAGGAAAGAAAGAATATCAATACAACCCTGCTTCATTCCGTCATAGAACTGCTGCATACTTCCGTTAATAGCATTATCGCCCAAAATCTGTGCCATATTTTTCTTACTCTCTATCTCCGCCACTACAGCGTCTTTGTCTATCAGTTTCATAATTATACATGCTTTTGATGTTCGTTATATAAATGTACTAACAAAGCAAAGTCTTGGTAAAACCTGTCCTTGTCATATCTACCAGTTGTGCTTATATGAAAACGGTACTTGGTATAGCATTTGGGGCACTCAAACACAGCCATATAACCATGTTCCGTATCACACCATCCGATAGGAGTAGGTTCTGCAAAACGACTATCTATTGAATAGTCAAATTGACTTGAGCCATTGC